TGTATAGCTCGTCACGGGTATGCCCATGCGCCTGAGTTCTTGCGTAAGCGGAGTACCGCTTGCTTTGGCCTCGATCAAAATACAATCTGGCTCCCAATATTTGTATTCCTCATAAGCAAGTTTTTTTAGCTCTGGAAAGTCTACGCGCACCCTCTTCGCATCGAGCAATATAACTTGATCAGCCTCACCGTCAGCTGGGCTAAATATTGCCCATGTAGTTATAGCAGAGTAGTCAGCCGTTTCTTTTTTACTAAATGCCGTATCGTAGCTTTGTATCACATAACTGTAAGCTGGCACTTCGCCCTCCCAAGTCTGCCACCATTCACGTTTTACAATAGATCCTTCTTCAGCTGTTGGATTTTGTAACCACTGAGAGTTCCATTTGGATACCGGGAGAGATGCCTTCACCGACAAAAGCTCTTCTTTTTTCCAAAACTCTGGCCAGAGAGGTGTGTCAGATTCAGGCATGATTGCAGGAAACTCGACCACTTCCCACTGATCTGCATTTTCTTGGCTTGATTGTTTCAGAACCTTTCCAACCAAGTCTTTTGTAGACCAACGGGTCATTACAATAATAATAATACCGCCAGGTTGTAGACGTTGTCGCGGACCAGATGTGTACCATTCGTAAGCGCTTTCCATGGCTGTAGGCGACATGGCATCTTGCTCAGAATGTGGATCATCAATAATAAGTAAATCAGCACCTCGACCTGTTATGAAGAATTCACCTTCTTGATTACTAGTCCATCTACCAGCTGATTTGTTATCAGCCTGTAGCTTAAGATCCGGAAAGATCGTGCTGTATTCTTGGCTGTCGATTATGTTTCTTACTTTACGTCCAAATCGTACCGCAAGCTCTGCTGTGTGAGTCGTCTGTATTATCTTAAGATTACCGCGCAAGCCCATCATCCAGCTTGGGAAGTAGGTACTCGCAAACTCAGACTTAGAGTGCCTAGGGGGTAAGCAGACTATAAGTCTCTTGAGTTTGCCTTGCGCGATACGGTTAAACTTTTCTCCTATAATTTTGTGATGACGACCTTCTATAAAGTCTGGCCACAAATGTTTTAAGTAACTAATAAAATCTTTCTGACAAGCTTCTTGCTTCTTAAGCTGCTCAAACCTATTGAGCAAAGCGACGGCTTCCGCTTGATCCTGTTGCGATAGGATATCGAAATCTTTAAGCGACAGATCTCCCATCAGACTTCATACCAATCCTTACCCTGCCATAGTAAAGCCTCTGCTTCTCTACGTCTCTCTAAACCAGCTAGGACTACCTTTTCTCCGTTTACTGTGGCTTTGTTCCACCTACGCATCTGCGCTGGAACCTCATTCTTTTTGTTGTCATTTAGAACCTTTAGCAATGTACTTGATCGAAGGTTACCCCCACCTAAATTGAACGTCCAAGCTATCAGGGCATCAAACTCACACTGTTCTAATGGCACCTTCACAGCGTCATTAACAGTAGATTCAAACTGTTGAAGATCTTGATCTAGTAAAGCCTCCGCATCTTCTTGCGTGATTTCCATGCCTTCTTTTGTCGTGCCTGTATGACCGTAGCCAATCGTTAATTTTGATGCGCTACACAAATAAGATTGTAGTTCACATCCTTCAAATTTTTTGATGAGGGCTTTACCCTCTTCACTAGTAACTCTCATATCATTCATATTATTCTCCCCATGTGCCGTCGTCTCTGACTCTGGCAAGTTTCTTACCGCCGTAATATTCAACGGCATGTCCTTCGTTAACAAGTGTTTTGCAAATGTCAGCACCGTCTTGATCATACGGTATACCAAGGATCCTGCCGTACTTGCCTTTGCCAAGCGACTTGATCTTGAATCTTCCAACGCATAACTCCTTTAACCGATCTTTGGCGGCTAATCCTAATTTTTTCTCATCTAAATTACGTGTGCGACTCTCTGGGGTATCTATGCCATGAAGACGAACACGCTGTTTTTTTAAATTTACATCGAATCCAAGCCGGAGCGTTATATCAATCGTGTCACCATCGATTACCCTTTCAAGCTCGGCCTCATAAACGTATGCTTCTGGGGCATCACTCATCTGGCTTCTCCTCTGTTTCTAAATCTTTATCTTGCTCCCTATAATACTCTATTATCGCCAGCACATTGGTAACGTATCTTTTAAGCTCTGCCATGTTCATGCTAAGGCTTTCATAACCTTGAGTCGATAACGCATAGTAAGGTTCAGCCGGTGCCTTCCCGTCTTTAACCAGCTGTAAATATTCTTCCATCACCTCTGGTGTCAGCACACGCCACTTAATGTCTTGCAGGTTCACTTCCAAAGGCATAGGGGGATGGTACATAGGAGCAGGCAAAGTAATTGTTTTGATCTCCACAGGAGCAGTGCGTGGTTGAAACAAAGAGCAACCACTAACAACCAAAACTAAGCTAATTACTAGCAGGTTCTTCATCTGTACTCTCAAACATGTTTGGATCTGTTAATTCTAAAAACTCTGTTTTTACTTTAGCGGTGCCTTTGTTGATTATGTTTTCTATCAGCCCCGGCTTTGCCATTGCCAGATTGTTTAGGCTGTGGCGTTGAAAGGTATTTCTGAGTTGATTGACTTCGCGCACTGCTTCTTGATTCTGCGCGTTGAGCTGATTGATTTGCTCTGTGGTTTCTTTTTGCTTGGCTAGGTAGTTGTCTATACTGGCGTTTTGTTCTTCTATTTTACCTTCCAATAAAATTGCATTTGCTTTAAGCGTAGAGATTTCTTTCGCCTGCATTTGTACGAAAAACCATAGACCGGCGGTTACTATTAGGAGTAATCCGGTAGAGACTGCTGCAAATTTGAATCCCATGTGTATACGTTTAATGCCTCGCTTTTACCTTTCACTTTAATCGGTTCTAATGATTTTAACAAATATTTGCACTTTTGTGCAGTATTGTATCCAATTAAAATATCTACGCCTGCTTCTTTCGTTGCGCTCTCTAATCTGGCCGCTACATTTACAGCGTCACCGATAGCCGTGTAATCGAATCTTGTGTCCGATCCCATATTTCCAACCACAGCCTCGCCACTGTTTACACCTACGCCAATAGCAACATGAACCGGGAGCTTTTCATTTAACTCTTTGACTCTTTCTTGTATGCGTATGGCAGCTGCGACTGCTCTATTTTCTTGTTCTGGAAGATCTAAGGGTGCCGAGAAGATGGCCATGCAAGCATCGCCAATAAATTTGTCAATGCAGCCACCAGCACGTTGTATTTCTTCTACTTGGACCGTTAAGGTAGCATTCATTACCTCAGTAACCTCTTGTGGAGACAATTTTTCACTTAATGATGTGAAGCCACGCAAATCGGTGAACAAAAATGTGCAATATCTTGTTTCACCGCCTAATTTCAACAAATCTGGGTCTTTTTGGAGCTGTTTTACCTGTCTAGGGTCTAAATAATGCTCAAATTGCTTCTTAATTTGCTTTCTAAGACGGTATTGGGTGCGAAAGTTTAGATAAAACGCCCCCGAAGCTGCAAAAAACTGAGAAATTAGGCTCCAAGTGACATCTAAGAGCATTCCTAACTGTATTAGATAAGATCCAAAATAGGCCGTAAGGCCAAATAAGGCCAAAAATGACAGTAGACCCCACGTTACTCCAAGATGCGTTACAAGCAGCCATGTAAGCGCTACAGTAACCACAAAAATGCCTAGTTCAGCAGCAAAAGACCAATCTGGTATGCTTGGGCTGTCTTGTATCAAGATCGATTCAGCAAGTGCAGCTTGTATTTTGTGCGGTTCAAGCAGTCCAACCGGGGTAGCTAGTTGTGGCATGATGCCCATA